GAGGCTAAGTATGACGTAAGTGCAGACGTCAAAAAGAAACTTGCACAAAGTTTAGTTTAATAATAATAATAAACCCTTAATATAATGGCTACATTAGTAACATTAGGTCTTAATAAAGACAAAATCCAGTTCAACGATAAAGGTTGGGCTAACATCACAGTAAGCATTAACGATGACACTAACCAGTATGGGCAGAACGCAGCAGCGTCTATCTCTCAGACTAAAGAGCAGAGAGAAGCTAAAGAAGCGAAGGTCTATGTAGGTAACGGCAAAGTAGTCTGGACAGATGGAAACATCAACGTAGCGGATAAGGTAGAGCAAGGAACTGTCGCTTCTGAGCAGTCTACCGCTGGACGTGAGACACCAGACTTGCCATTCTAATCAAAGTATTAAACGAAACTAAAACCTCTCTTTTATGATAGCTACAGTAAAAAACCTTAAAGAAAAATTAATGGACGTTAAGTATGACCGCATAGAACAAGGTCTAGGTCTTAACATCCCAGAGGTTGACGAGTGGCTAAGATTCAAGAGAGGTGCGTTTAATATATGTATAGGGCACGCCAACACTGGTAAAACTACTGTCATCTTGTATCTATTGGTAGCGTATGCTATGAAACACGGCTTAAAATTCTTGATTTTTTCAAGCGAGAATACTGACTACAGTATCGCACGGAAGCTTATAGAGTTCAAAACAGCTACGCCTATCCAACAGTTACCAGACTCAGTAATTGAATCAGAGCTCGAATGGGTCAACGAACACTTTAAAATCATTCTAGTAGAGAAAATCTACACAGCTCGAGTATTAATGAGCGAAGCAAAAAAGATTAAAGAAGTTTTCGACTTTGACGGCCTATTGGTAGACCCTTATAACTCACTAGCTAAAGACCCTCAGCTATTACGCTCTGTAGGTGGTCACGAATACGACTATCAGATAGCTTCTGAGTTTAGATTATTTTGTAAAGAGAATAACGTATCTATGTGGCTAAACTGCCACGGTGTTACAGAGGCACTACGTAGAAAGCACCCATCAGACCACGAGATGGCTGGATTCCCTCAACCTTGCTCTATGGCAGACGTTGAAGGAGGAGGTAAGTGGGGAAACCGTGCTGACGATGTAGTTTCAATTCACAGATATACTCAGCATCCTGAGAGATGGATGTACAGTGATATTCACGTAGTAAAGGTAAAGGAGACAGAGACTGGCGGTAGACCAACACCCCTAGACTCACCTATCTCGATGAGAATGATGCCAGCTAACTGTCAATTCACTGTCGCTGGAGTCCCTGTGATACAAGGCTCTGTAAAAGTAGATACTAAACTAGAATTTTAATGTTAACATTAGGAATTTTAATACTTGTATTCTTAGCGGTATATATATACCAAACGAATGAGAATGCAGCAGTACGAGTGAGCTTCGTTAAAGGCTTAATGTTTGGCTTTGTATTTGGTGAAGTCGAAATAGAGGAAGGTGTGACTGGTTACCACTACCAGTTAGGATTTGCATTTGTAATTTTAACAATAGATTGGTATGTCGAAGTATAAAGCTATAGAGTTATTGTCAGTACATCACTCTGACTTCATTGACGCAGCTAAGAGTTTAGCTGGTAACAATTTCAAGGTGAGAAACTACGCTGAGGACTATGTTCAGGAAGCTTACATTAAGCTACTAAGGTATGACGATTTGTATGACAAAATAGTAGACGGAGAGAAGGCTAGTAAAGGATATATGTTTTTCACACTGCGGTCTATCATATTTAATGACCTCAAGAAAGTTAGAGAGCCTAAATACAATCACGTAGGAGACCAGTATGATATGGACTACTGTTTCGAGCTTATAGACGAGGGTATCGACCCTAGTATAGAAGCTATAGAGTCCCTTGAGACTAAGATGTACGAGGTGCTGAAGGAGAGCTCAGAAGATTGGTTCGACTACGAACTATTCAGGAAGTACTTAAAGACTGGTAAGTCGTTCAGAGTATTGGCTGAGGAGAGTGGTCTAGGTATCCAAACTATCTACCTATCAATTAAAAAGAGCAAGCTTATAATAGCAGATAAACTGTACGAAGATTACGTTAACTATATAAAAGGAAACTACAATGGCTAGAAAAACAGGATTTTACACGGCTTCACTAGATAAGCCAAAAATAAAGAGAAAAGGAGTTCACTCCAAAAACGCTAGTAAAAGTCAAAATAAGTATAAAAAACCCAACAGAGGACAGGGTTCTAAAAGATAAGGATATGAATGTTTCACTATTAGCTCAAGCTACTGACGGAATGACCGCACACGCTCAAGCTATATATAATAAATAAAAAAATGGATATTAATAATAAGGTTTTTGAATTACACGATGAAGGCTTCAAGGCTGGTAAGATAGCACAGAAGCTTAGAGTTAAAAAAGCAGTAGTTCTAGATATACTAGGAGAAGCTGACAACAAAGGTCTAGGTGACACTATTGAGAAAATCACTGAGGCCACTGGAATCAAAGCTGTAGTAGAAACTGTAGCTAAGGCTCTAGACTCTGATTGCGGATGTAAAGCTCGCAAGGAGACGCTAAATAAATTGTTCCCTAACAGAAAGCTCAATGACTTATCTGAGTCTGACTATGACTACCTAGATAAGTACTTCGCTGAAAAGAGACACTCAGTCTCGTCTAAGGAGCAGAAGGAGTTGGTTAGAATTTACAACGATATCTTCAATGCTAAGAGAGTTGTGTCCAATTGTTCTACGTGTGTAGCTAGCGTAGTAAGAGAACTTAAACGTATATACGATGCAGCTAACAACTAAGAAGCTAAAGAAGCTAAGCTTAACAGAGCTCACTAAGATTGCTGACCAGTTTGCCACAAAGCTACAGTGGCTACATTCTACTGGAAAGAATGAGACAGAGCCTGAGAAGTACAAGAGAGTAGCTCTAGAGTTATATCACGTCTCTGAGATTATAGATGAGAAGGAAGCTCTAAAATCTAACAAAAAGTTTAAGTATAATTAATTTTTTTAACAAAGGGCTTGCGTATGTCAATTATTTGCCGTATGTTTGCCCTTTAAATATAAACAAATATGTCAGAAATTAGACCACGATTATCAGGTAAAAGAAAAATTAACTTCGAGTTCTTTAATCAAAAAGAAAGCCGAGTTCTAGTCATTGGTGACTTACACGCTCCCTTTGACTTAGATTCATACTTCGACCACTGTGTTGAGGTTTATGAGCGTTATAACTGTAATAGAGTAGTTTTTATTGGTGATGTCATTGACAATCACTACAGTTCTTATCACGAGACTGACGCTAACGGAATGGGAGGCTCTCAAGAGCTAGAGCTGGCTATTGATAGGCTCAGACGTTGGTATCACCGTTTTCCAGTTGCAGATGTCACTATAGGTAATCACGATAGAATCATTATGCGTAAAGCTCAGAGCTCAGCAGTCCCTACTAAGTGGATTAAGGAGTACAAAGAAGTACTAGAGACTCCGAAGTGGAACTTTGTAACTTCTGTAGATATTGACGGTGTACACTATATCCACGGAGAAGCTGGAACGGCTAGAACAAAAGCTAGAGCAGATATGCGTTCTACAGTTCAGGGCCACCTACACACGCAAGCCTATACAGAGTACTATGTAGGAGCTAACAGCCGTATCTTTGGGACTCAGGTCGGATGTGGTATTGACTTCTCTGCGTACGCTATGGCCTACGCTAAAGCTGGTAAGAAGCCAGCTATCGGATGTGCTGTAGTTTTAGGAGGTCGCACGGCTATCAACGAGTTAATGGTTCTTTAATTTTTAAATTCAATATAATGAGATTATTTTTATCAATATTTTTAGTTTTAATTTTAGTTACATCTTGCGAGAAGGATGTACAGTGTGAAGATGGTTTAGTTACCTATCAGAAGGTAGATGTTCAGTATGCTAGCTTTTTTAGCTTCTCAAGTGAGTCTACTATAAATCTAGGCGGTATGAATGGAGACGTTAAGCTTATTCCAGCTAACGCTACTGACGGAGTCATCTACTCTACTGGTGACGTTAACCTCAATGGAAACAAGTTGACACTTAAGAATGTCACTTTAATTGTGACAGGAAACCTCAATGGAGGCGGAACTGTGGCTACAAGAGGGAACGGAGTTCTTTGTGTAGAGGGTAATATCCAAAATAATCCAGACTTATCCAACGCTACAGTGGGATGTGACACTATGTCTAACGATAAGCTCACTACATTCGAGCAGTTAGGTACTGACTGTGACTTGGGTTATGTTAAGTACGTTGACGGAGTTATGTTTAAAGCGGTTAAATTTCAGTCTATATAATATGTGTGATAAGTGTCATAACTATACGGAAAAGACCACTGATGAAGTTGCTGAGTACTATAATGAACTCAGCCAGTGGCACGGCAAAGTTGATGTAAACGAGATGGAAGTAGAAGCTGAGGAGGTGTTAAGCAAACACGCAAAGCGTAAAGCTCAGCCAGTTTTCTCTGGAGTTCTATCCTACTTTCCTGACGCAATTAAATACATAGGTTATGTTAGTAAGGTTGGTAATGACCAGCATAACCCAGACCAGCCACTACACTGGGACAGGTCTAAGTCTCAAGACGAGCCAGACGCTCTAGTTAGACACTTAATAGACCACTCAGTTGACCCTATGGATGACGACGGCATTCTACACGCTGGTAAGGTCGCTTGGAGAGCTCTAGCTCTATTACAGAAACATCTAGAGAGAAACCCTCAGTAACTAGATCGCCCTCTTAACGGAGGGCTTTCTTATTTATAATCAATATAAATAGTAATAAAAGTTTGGTAGTTACAAAACTATACTTATATTTGTACTGTTAAACAATAATAATTAAATCAAACACGATGAACAACTATATAAACACACTCAACAACATAGATGACGCTTACGGAGTCTATGACTACGAAATCAACGAACTTTTAAATAACTTCTAAATAACTTTATTATGAAATATATATTAAACACAGTGTCTTTTTGTTTATTCGCTCTAGCAGCGTCTGGAATCTTAGCGTTAATCTATAACTTAATCAACGGAGTATCTGGAGACTTCGGAATGTTTTAATATGAAACTACTAGACCATAAAGAATACGATAAAAAAGAGCTCCTAGACAATATGGTAGAGGACTCGTTCTACTACCAGTTCCTAGGACTAGAGAGAGCCTTAAGCTATAGTTCGCTTAAGTGGCTATTAAAGTCTCCTAAGTGGTTCGACTACAAGTTAAGAAAGCCAGACCCTGAGACTCAAGCTTTGAGAGACGGTAGACTTGTGCACGCTCAAATACTAGAACCTCAGAAGTATGACACGTTTAGCTTTGTTGACGTTAGTAGCAAAAACACTAAGAAGTGGAAGCTAGCGGTTGAGGAGTCTGGCAAGGCTAATACTTTTACACTTAAGGAGAAGTATATGAATAACAGAATCAGTACAGCGTTTCTACAGAACGACAGAGCTGTCAGTTTCTTACAGGGTGCTGAGACAGAAGTTCCAGCTATAGAGCTTATGAATGGACTACCTATAAGAGCTAAGGCTGACATATACAAGGCTGGACAGTATGTAGCAGACGTTAAGACCACCAACGACGGAGTAAAGTCAGTAGACTTAAAGAATGGCACTATAAAAAATCAGTTTGCTTTTACAGTTCAAAAGTACGACTATGACTTGCAAGCGTACCTCTATACTCAGCTGTATAACGTGCCAGAGTTCTGGTGGCTAGTAGTAGACAAGACTACGACAGATATAGGAATATTCAAAGCTAGTCAAGAGACCTTAGAGTCTGGTCAGTTAAAACTAGATGCGTGTCTCAAACTATACGAGGCCTTTTTTATAGACGAATTAATAGACTTATCACAATACCATAAAGAATCAGTAATATGAACATACAAGACGACCCTATGTACAAGATGGTGCTAGAGAGCACATATATAAGCCTAGCTCAAGGTGTAGAGCCTCAGATGTTAGAATACATCCTAGAGAACTATGAGGAGGACGAGAACTACGAAGCTTGTGCTGCTATGACAGTAGCTCTAGCTCAGTGGAAAGAGTATGACGGTGGATGCAGAATCAAAAACACCTATTAATGAAGGACTTTCAATCAATTAAGTACTATTCAGCTATGGAGGCAGCTAATGAAGTTGTCTCCAAGTGGCTAGAGGCTAAGCCAGATAACAAAGAGTTGAATGCTGTAGCGGAGGCTTTAATACAGTCAGTTTTCTACACTAATCAACTAGAGCTAGACTACAAGTCAGTAGGGTACGCAGTTAGAGACGCTAAGAGAATAGCTAACAGCATTAAAGCTAAGCTAGACGAGAAGCCCTCGGAGGCAGAAGTTAAGTTTATGCAGATGACAGAGGGAGATGAGAATGACGCTATAAACGCAATACTATGAAACAAGCGGAGAGAGACCTAATGGTAGAGCTAATGCTACTATCGGAGACAGATATACACGAAGCAGAGAATCCTTATAGTCCTTATGACTGTGAGAGCGATAAGGCT